AGACTTACCTGGAACAGAAAAAACATTTGCCGATGATTTGAGATATACTATAATGTGGTATACGAAAAATGAAAGCTGGTGGGAAAGATAATATTATAATCGACGGCAATAACTTGCTGTATCGAATCTTCTGGACTAGTAACTTTAAAATAAACGAATCTGATTCTCCGGGTCAGATTTTTTTATTCCTTAGAGCTCTAAAATCTTATGTAGATAAATTTCAAGCAAAAAATGTTTATTGCACATGGGATAAAAAACTAGATTGGCCGAGTACAAACTTTCGGAAAGAAGCTGCAGGTGTAGAATACAAAGCAGGGAGAGACGATGATAAGTTTAAAGATGTATTTGAATTCTTAGAAAATATTATCGACATGATCGCGTTGCTTGGTGTTAAAAATATCTACCCTAAGCGTATGGAGGCAGACGATGTAATGGCATGGCTTGCTAGAAATCTCCCCGGGCAAAACGTTGTTGTTACAACAGATAAAGATTTACTACAATTAGTAAATAACAAAATTACTATCTTCAACCCTATAAAGAAAAAGGAAGTAACTCTCTCGAACTTCGAAGAATATACAGGAGTAAAGAAAGAATACTATATGTCATACAGGGTTGTTACTGGAGATAAATCTGATAATATACAGGGATTTCCAAGATTCGGGTTAAAACGTTTTCTCAAGTTAGAACACAAAATCGTAACTATGAACGGGGAGGAAAATGTTGCTCTTATAGAAGGTAATTCAATCACAGAAGAACAATTTGAGATATATAAGCGCAATTGGGGACTAATGAATTTAGAGGTAGGTTATAACTACTATGACGACGAAGTACCTGCCTACAAACAGCAACTAGAAGACTTAACATTACATACAAGTAACTTTACAAAGTTCATAGAAAAAGCAAAAGAATATGATATGTGGTCGGTTGTGAGAAATAGTACATCGTGGAGAGAGTCCTTTAATACTAATGAAAATGTACTAAATACTATAAACAAAGCTATACAACATGCACACACCTGATCAACCTAGAAATATTATTGCGCCATCTGGCGCTACAGCCCGACCGACTATTAGAGAGATTCGTGTCGGTAACGAAATCCGGACTGAAGCACATTATACAGATCCAAGAACTGGTCAGTTTATAACTAAGATACCAGTATCTGTTCGTAAAGTAGATGATAAATGAAATAATTCCGGAAGGGTATGTTGCTGAGAAGTTCTATCAATACGCAGGATATCCTAAGTACAAAAAACTCACCAACGTATATGAAGCGGGATGCCCTATTTGTCGTGAAGGCAAATCTTGGGACAAAAAAAGACGATTATATTATGTCGTAAAAGATAATTATATTTTTTGTCATAATTGTGGTTGGGCTGGTTCTCCAGTAAAATGGATTCAAGAAGTAACCGGAAAAAATTATCTTGAAATTATTGAGGAATGTAAATCCTTTAGTACTTTTATAGTACCTACAGAAAAAAAGAATAAAGATACAGAGGAAAAACCACCACCGTCCCTACCTGGAGATTGTATTAATTTATATGATAAATCTCAATACAGTTTTTATATCAATGAACCAATGGTTAAAAGAGCAGTTGAAATATGTAAAGAACGAAAATTATTTACAGCTGTCAATCGACCAAAGTCGTTGTGGTTTTGTCGAAATGATTTTGTACATAAAAACAGAATAATAATACCCTTTTACGAAAACAAAAATATTGTTTTTTATCAATCTCGAAAATTAGAAGGCAATAAAAAAGACACAAAACCAAAGTATCTATCAAAGGTCGGTTCAGATAAAACAATCTTTAATATTAACAATATTAATGACGATTTGGGCTATATGTTTATATTTGAAGGTCCGATAGATAGTTTTTTTGTAAAAAACGGAGTCGCCGTAGGAGGTATAAGTAAAGGGCGTTCTTGTTTTACAAAACGACAAGAACAACAATTACAACAAAAACCATTTCACAAACGGATATGGGTATTAGATAATCAATATCAAGATCAAACCGCAAAAGAAAAAACCCACTCTTTATTAAGTATGGGGGAGAGTTGCTTTATATGGCCTGAAGACCTAAAAGGTTTTAAAGACTTTAATGATATATGTCAAAAAATAAACCGCGACGAAATATCATCACGGTTTATTAATAGTAATAGTTATAACGAACTTAAGGGAAAGTTGTTATTAAATAGAATGTAATTACCAGAATCTACGATCTACCCCCCCACGTCTACCAGCTTGAGACGCTGCAGCAGGATTAGCCGACCCTGGACCAGTAGTTTCGGGTGCGACTGCAGTAGGTGTAGGTTTCTTTTCTACTTTTTTTTCTACTTTTTTCTCTACTGGTTTTTCAGTAGTTTTTTCTTCTTTTGGTTCTTCGTCAAATAGTCCCATGATATAATTATTTATGTTTTTCTAGGTAAAGGTTTTTAAAGATTTGATTTAGACTTGCTAAACGTTCACATACGTCTAAAATTTCTGACTTAGTTGCATCAGAAATTCCGTCAAAAATCGTACCGATTTTATTATCTGTTCTCAAGACACCTAAAACACTATCAGTACCACCATTTAAATATTGCAGTATTTCATCAATATTTGCTGTCCAATCTTGCAATAATTCTAATTCTCTTGAAGTATTTGGTTGATTGTCTTGTACATCTTCTAAGTCACCAGCAGTGCTTGGGTCGTCTAAAGTATTCGCGAGAGCCTCTTGATCATCACCAGGATTCGCGTCAATCGCTGGTACTTCATCTTCTTTTAATAGAGATAAAAATTTATTTTCAAACTTTCCCATGTAAGTATTTATTAAATACTTATGATGAAAGGCATACTTTTCGAAGATTTATATATGTACACGAACAAGTACTGGAAAGACGTAAAGTCTCGACATGTTCGACCTACTACAAAAACACTAGCTGATATTGCCCAAGCTAGTCCTGAGACTTACAACAAAGTAAAAGCCGACCTCGTACCGTTCCCGGGTGACCACGCTGTAGAGCAATTAGGTGCTGCGTTCAAAAGCATTTCTGATGCTCAGTATTTGCTCAATCAATTATTTGAAAACCCTACAGTAAAGAGTCAAGATAAAACTAAGAAATCCGTAAATTTAAAGTTGCAAAAAATTCAGGATCTTATAAAATCGGTAACGGACGATTTAGATCATGATAGCTCAGATAATTCGTAGTTTAATACTTTTAATAATAATTTCTTGCAGCGTAGGAGGTATAGGTTATTTCTTTGAACCCTCATTTACTACATTTGCGAAATTTTCTATACTCACAGCTGCAGTACAAATAATATTCTTCTTTATATACAATAACATATTAAGATATATAGCAAGACTTAATCTTGAAAAAGAGAGTTTACAATTAGCTCAACTAGCAGAAAAAAATAAAATTTTTATTGAATGTCAAGGTTGTAAAGAAATCAATAACGTAGATATTGACCTTACGAAAGAAAATAATTTCAAATGCGAACATTGTGGTGCAAATAATAAAATTAATATAGAATTTACTACTATTTTGCCTACAAAACCAATTTATGATAACTAAAGAAAAAGAAACCGACTACTCAAAACTAGCGCGATGGTTATGCTTATATGAAGCAGTAAACATTATTTCCGATAAAGCGGAGCAAGTAGGAGCTAGTGCAGACTGTTTAAAACCAATTCCAATTAGCAAGTATATTAATGAAAGATTTCCGTCTTTGCTTAAAGATTTAGAACATGAGATTGAGGCTAGTAATAGTCCCCATACACATCGTCATTAGTACCATAATCAAAATAACTTGATTGATCAGTATCAAGATCATTAATATAATCAATCTCAGTTGCTGTTAATGGGCCCACCCCTGATGTATCAGAAACTTGAGTAGAACCAGCTTCAGGAGTTAAGTTAGGTAAGAATGCATGATCATTTCTTCGTGCTTTAAGTCTGAAAACATAATGACCTTGAAGCTGGTTTATTTCCATAATTGACTGATCTAGTCGCTCAGTGATTTCAAATATCTTCCCGTTTCGACCATTAGGTCTATCATCCCCATATTCTATTAATTGAAATACATCACCAGCTTTTGGTTCAGTAGAATCAGCGTCATCATAATACGTAGATAAACTCTTTTGATATGTTTCTATATCAATAATAGCAGTAAGCTCGTCATCTGATACTAAACCGTATTGAGAGTATGTTAAGGAACCATCTGACAAATTTATTAACATAACAAACGAAGCTTTAGGGTGATATCCTTGATGAGGGTTTTCACCATATACTTTATCTGTAGCGCTTAGAGCAAAATTCCGCACATAATAATCTATTTTAGTACCGTATAATCTAACTTGCTCTTTCCACCAGCGTTTATAAGTTTGAGCCCTTTCGTTAACTGAATTCGTTTTGAGATTAAAACGAATAGTTTGCTCAGCGTCGTTAAAGTATTTTACTGCTGAAATAGACTCTGTTAAAAAGGCACCCATTATTTTTTAATATAATATTTGTTATCGCTAATAAAAAATGTAATACCTGTATTACCTAAATTACGTGAAACTCTTTGTTCGAGATCTGTAATTTTATATAACGATTTAATTTGTTGTACTTCTTGATCGTTTAATAAAAATGATCCTGAATCCATACCTTTTAAACGTTTTAATTTATCTGGGTAGTTTGGATCTGTCTTATACATTTGAGGTAACAGGTTTTGTTTTTTTCTACCCATACCTGTACTTCCTTTGAACTTTCTACTAGCTAGTAAGTTCTCAGGTCTCTTTAGTATCTCTAGAAAGATCTTCTTAAACATTTTAATTATTTAATAAAAAAAGCCCCCTGCATACGCAAGAGGCTTCTTTAAAGGTATTTTAATTATTGTCTTATACAGCTAATTTAGCTTTACCAACGCCTTTAGCTTTTGTATGTCCTGGCTTCTTACCCTCACCAGTATCTTTACCACCGTCAATCTCGTCGGTTACAGGTTGTGAACCGTCACCAGAAGACTTACCACCTAAGCTATCAGCAGGTAGTTCAGTAGTTTTACCACCACCGTCAGAAGGATCATGACCTGGCTTAGAACCGTCTTTAGTGTGTTGAGTGTCTTCTTCAGTTACCTCAGTATCTTCATGATAACCAGCTTCGAGAGGATCTGGCTCATCACCAAGTTCATCGTCGCCTTCGTCCTCACCACCGATAGCAGCCATCAAAACATCATGTAACTTCTCAGCTACATCTTTGTCTAATGTGATTGATATAGAACCATCACCCTCGTCATCTCCGAGCTCGAGCTCATCAATACCATCAGTTTCGTCTTCGGTAGGAAGACCAAGTTCAAAATCTTCGTCTTCACTCATTACGCTCTCGTAGAGCTCGTCAAATGTTGATTTATTTTCGGACATAATATTACCTTTGTTAGAATTATTTATGCTCTCTTTCGCAGTTTTTTTGGACTTTTTATCTTCTTTTTCGGCTCCGTCGATTGGCTCCTGTAATTCATTATGAACCTGTTCGCAGCCACCCTCTTCAATATCATCAGCCTTTACCTCGTCTTTGGGTCGCTGATCAGTAGCTTTCTCATTACAATGAGCAGCGTTAATAGTCTTACCTTTCTTTTTTTTATCCTTAAAAGCTTTCTTCATTGGCTCTTTTTTATCACCATCTCCATCAGCATCTATATAATCAGGTTTTGCCGCCTCTTTGGTTTCTTCTTCTTCGTCTTTTTTAAAACGTTTTGAAATTTCTTGGCCAGCTTTTTTTGCTGCATGTTTAACAAGTAAGCCACCCGCAAACTTTGCTGCAGAACCTGCGATCTCGCTCACCTGAGATCTATATGCTTCATTTAATGTGTCGAAATCTTTTCCGGTCATGTAAATATTTATTGATGCCGCGCCAAAAAAAAGAGGATAAGTTCTATTTAGGTAATAAAGATTTACCTAATGCTAATATGGAGTTTGAATGGACTCCAGAAATGGTAAAGACTCTTAAGAAAGCAAAACAAAACATTCTATACTTTGCAGAGAACTTCTTTTATATAGTTAACCTAGATCGCGGTAAAATAAAAATAGAACTATATCCTTGTCAAAAACGGGTTTTACGTAGTTTGAGAGACAATAGATTTGTAGCTTGTCTTGCTTCTAGACAGACTGGTAAAACTACAATGATGACAATTTACGCGCTATGGATAGCGTGCTTTCAAGATGATCAACGTATATTAATTGTAGCTAACAAAGAACAAACCGCTATTAATATATTCTCGCGTGTGCGTACAGCATATGAAAAATTACCAAACTATCTTAAACCTGGTGTTCTAGAATATGGTAAGACTTCTATGAAATTAGCAAATGGTAGTAGTATAGGTATTAGTACTACAAGTTCGGATGCTGGTCGTGGTGATTCCTGTAACGTATTAATTCTAGACGAGCTTGCATTCATCCCTAATAACTTGGTCGATAGTTTTTGGAAATCTGTTTATCCTATTATTTCTAGTTCTAAAAAATCTAAAATATTCGTCGCATCAACCCCTAATGGTAGCAATAACCTTTTTTATAATTTGTATACTGACGCAGATAATAATAAAAGTAACTGGAAGGCAGAAAAAATATTATGGGATGAAATTCCAGGAA